TTAACCCTCCTGTAAAAATTGTGAAAAACTTATTTGTTCTAGTAAAAAATCTTCCTGACTTTGGAATATAGTAGCTCCTGATGGTAATGTTTTAAGTGATGAACCTAATGCACCAAGAGTAGGACTTACATTACTTTCCAATGTATCAGTAATTTGATCGACATCAAATGATGATATATTATTAGCAGTGGTTGCTAGTGATGATATATCTGTGATATTATCCTTTATTCCTGATAGTGCATCATCAAAATAAGTCTGTTTTATTTTTGTTGAAAATGCAGCAGGTGTCGTTAAACCTAAGTTTGGTGCTAAATCAGGAAATTTTAAGAATCCACCAACACCATCATTTACTATATTCGGTATTCCAGAACTTAGTCCACAAGGATTAAAACTAGCACCAATGTTAATAGCAGAAGCTGCTAAATTATTAAGATCAATATTTGCACCTATATCTAAATCAACTAGACCTCCAAAATCACCGAGTAATTGATTGAACTCATCACCAGCTAAAGCAGCTAATTTATCTGGTAAATTTGCTAAATTACTTATCTGATCTCTTAAAGAAAGAAATTCTGAACTAAATGGTAGAGTAGGTAAAAGACTTAATACAGACCCTTTAACAGATGCAACAATTCCAACAGCTGCAGCTTGTATCCCTACCAATCCAGCAGGTGTTCCTATAAATCCAGATAGATTTAATACTGTATTTATATTTGATATTACACCACTCTTGAGATTAGTTAAATTTGCCGATATTCCACATGCTGAAATTGGCATTACTTATCCTCCTATAAAAACATTTGGCGAACCCATGCCAACAAAGGTACACGCAACAATAGAATCTCCCAATCTAGCTGCACCTCTTCCATTTATCCTAACAGTAAATGACCCAAGTGCAACTGGTGCTACATGAGGAGTACATGGATCACCAACTGGTCTTAAATGTGGAGTATTTATATCAAACTGTCTAACTGCTGGCCTCCCATTTATAAAAACATTGAATGACCCTGTTGCACGAAGCATTGGACTACAATGAGGAACATCCGCATCACCTAGTCTTGAAGCTGGTCTACTCATTAAGTTATATCTCCTGCCTGAAATTGATTAATAATATTGTTTACTGTTGAACTCCCAAAAACATTAGTATACATGAATGCATAATATGGTTCTTGGATATATCCAGAAATATTATATGCTTGAACATACCTATCTAATTTAGAAACTAAAGAATTATACTCAGCAGTATCATCTGCAATGTGCTGTTCAAATATTGGTTTATTAACTGCAACATCTGTATTCCATTGAGAAAGTGGAGCACCGAATGCATTGATATCTGAGATAATTCCAGAGGGTAAAAAATTTCCCACCGGACAAGTACTTACTCTATTCACTACGTCAAGACTACTATAAGTTCCAACAAAAGGTTCTACATCTAAATCTGTTTGTGTATTAGCAATAGTTACGTCGCCAATAAATAATGATTCAAATACCAATTCCAAATAATTTACAAATGTAATTCCAAATCTATTTTCAATTTCTGTTATACCTCTAACTAGTCCCATCAATGTAGGATTGTTTGGTTTTTCAATACCAGCAGGAGGTGCTTCTCTTACACCAGATAATAAATCCATGTGTAATTTGAAATTATCTATATCTACTGTATTAATCTCTGTTTTAAGATCAGATAAAATTGTATTTATTGCTGTGTCAATATTCGATACAATACCATTCAATGCAGCTATGATATTATCAATGTCGGTTGAAGTATGACCAGCATTTGTCCAACATTCTGGTAGACTCGTAATTGGCTGTCCAGTATTAGGGTCAACCTCTGGCTGTCCAGTATTAGGGTCAATATTAACATTAGTGAAAGCTTGTAATAATGATATATCTGTTTGTATAGAAGATTTGACACTTGATAATTCAGATGACCTACTATCAATTTTTGTAACTAAGTTAGTTACACCAGTTTGCAATGGATTTAAATATGCAGCACCAGAGTCTACTTCAGTAAATAATAGTTTAACATGCTGTAGTTCAGTATCAAATGATCCTTCTGGAAAATCAGGTTTTAAATTTTCTGTAAATGTAATTGGCATTATATAATCCTTATTTCATTAATTGAGTAAAATTATTCCAGCTCTTACAGTATAGTTTGTGGCGAGGTTTAAATCTATACCTAATGTGGTCGATGTCTTTGCTACACCATTATTAATAGTAGTTATACCTAATGTAGTTCTATCGTAATTCAATACAGATGATAACCCTAGATTTAACAATGATGATATATCAATATTTCCAATACTTATGGTTGAGTTGTTTCCACCAGTAACAGTAGCTAATGATGAGAAATACATATTCGTAACATTTCCATTAACAGTTTCTACCCTTGCACCACTAACATTTATTGTACTGTCACCAGTTGTATTAAATATACTCTCAACGCCCACAAATAAATCATCATAACCGTTGACAACAGTTTTTCTATCTGATATTACTTCTGTTACATGATTTCCCTGTATCTTTGTTCTCATGTCACCAAGTACGTTTAGATGATAATCACCTTCAACTTCTTGCACCAAATCACCTTGATATAACATACGACAGTCACCCGTAATAGTGACATTACAAGCACCCTTAATAAAAACATCTTTATCTTTTAAAACAATCTCATAATCACTGCCTACTACTTTAACCACTTTTGTTCCGTCTGGTTGAATTTCTTCAAATGTTCCTGACTTATGAAATTTATGTAATCGTTCAGCAGTTGGTGAATCGTCCCATTCTTCAACGTGACCAGATTCGGACATCTTTACATGATTGTGTGGATAACGTGATGTTCTTTTAACAGTACTTAGATATTCCGTAGAGCTATCACCCGTTCCACCATATCTAGGATTTGGCTCATTCCAATCAGCCTCATTATATAATGAACTATTACCAGTATCACCAATAGCTTCCATGTCACCTGCTCTAGCAACTGGTACTTGCGTAGTTCGGGTTGCTCTTTTATGGTCAAGTGATGGTGAATCTTCAGCACCCTTCTTTGGGTTTAACTCACCTTTTTTCGGAACTGGTAAACTTCCAATACCTCTGGCAAGTCTGTTTGTATCTGCTTCATTTAAAAGATTAGGTAATGGATATTTTCCATTAGGGTCATTAAAACCCAAAGAAGGAACAGGGCCTGACTCTGGTATACCGCCAAAGGTTGACATCATTACCGGCTCTTGTGCATCCTTACCATCGCGGAAGAAACCAAATACCCATGTGCCCTCAACTGGCCCAAGGGGTGTAGTACCAATACCATTCATAGCTGCAGAGGTAATTGGTTGTGCTGCAGTTGCCCAAGGCAAATCATTAGTAGGTATACCAATACCATCAACTTTATTATCAGTATGGTATCCAAGTATACGCACACGGCATCTACCCAACTTCAATGGGTCTAGTCTATCCTCTACAACACCTTGCCACCAAACAAATTCACCAAACATAATTAATCTTCCTTTCTTGATGTTCTATTGGTCACAATATCTTCTAACGCATCCTTGACTACTTCAACTTTCATAGTATATGATATCTTATTATCTTTCTTTTGATGTGCTGAAAATATATGTTTAATAGCTGTTATCATATAAGTGCCTGAAAGAAATCTGTCGAGAAGATTATCACTTTGTCCATCAGCGTCAGAAGCTTCTGGTGATGGTAATTCTAATGTAATAGTCTGTCCAACTCTCAAGGTAGAGTTACCACTTACATCAATCATCATGGTAAGATTATCATATGCTGCTAACTGTGCACTTCTCTGTAGTTTCCAAGTTTCTACTTTATTATCATAAAGATCATTTGAGTTTTTAGCATACAGCTGATTATGTTTTGGATAAAAACAAACAGAACCATCAGTCATACTATTTAAACCTCTGTCATTCGTTATAGGAAAATTAGTAGCTTCGTCTGATGGAGCAAAAGATGTACGATTTACTTTAGAAGAAGCTACTTCTACATCAGACGATGATATAACTGGAAATGCTCCAACATGATTCAAACCTAAAAAGTCATTGTATCCATTAAAATCATATTGAGTAATTTTCTTTCTAACTATATCATGTGTGATGAGTTTTGAAGAGTATAAACCATCTTCTATGTTTTGAGTTTTATCAAATTGCTTGAGATAGTAATACTTATTAATCTTCTGAATACCCTTAGCTAAATTCTCTACACCAGCAGCGTCATCACTTCTAGGTTTAAATATAAATTTCCAAAAAGGTTCTACATCAGCTAAAGTGTTTATACTTATGAAAGATGAACCATCAATAGTTTCAAAAAACACATAATTAGAAGCATCATTAGCACTATTACTTGATTGTGCTCTATTACTTAACCAAGAGATAGCATCTAAAGGTGATAAGTTTGGTATAATTAATGACTCAATTCTTTCTGTTGGTTCTATATTTAATAAGTTTGATTTAATACTACCATCATTTAAATATGTATAGTATATATCACTAACCATATCACTAATTTTTCTACTATTATATGACCTTGATATTTTTGAGTGCATACTACTCATAAATTGTTCAGACACTAAATCTAAAGTAAAATTCTGTGCTTTAGGTTTAGTCATGTATCTGGAATCAATAGAATTAACGTGCATAGGCGGAGGCTTTATGCTTAGTCCAATTTCATCCTCTCTACCATCAATACCGGATAATGAAATATCAATATCAAGTGTTTCTTCTCCAACAATCGGTAGTTTTTCTGGAACATTAAATGAATCAGCTAAAATAATACTACCCGTCAATGCAGAGCGAAACAAACTTTCCTCTATTGTTAGTTCAACAAATAATGGAATTAAATCAAAATTACCAATTGCTGACCTGATTGATAGATTGTTTACAGTTACATCTTGTACATTAGCTATAGGAGTTGCCATATTTTTACTCTACAATAAGTTTCTTAAACTCTTTAACGATTTGAGATACATACTCAATTCTAATAATATCTATTGTTCTCTTTTCATCATTTAATCTTTCTTCATATAGAAAGTTAGTTATAGGAGTTGCATTACCTGCTGTCACGCCAGGTGCTTCTAATGTTCCTGGCTCTTGCACCTCATTACCATCAGCATCTTCATAATGATGGACACCATTTATATTCGTATATTTCTTAGCAACAAACTTCTGCAAGTCAAAATATTGTAATGGCCAATCATAATATGGATTAGTCATGTAGTTTGCATACATAATCAACCAATGCAATGTAGAGTCTTTGTAAAATTGATAAGCAAGTGTATCTGCTCTATCACCATCTTGGATAAAGTATTGTTCAAACAAAGCTGCATTAGTAATTTCTATTTTCTTTCTAGCTCTCACTAGAACATTGGTAACTCTATCTATTCTTATTTTATTCTTATCACCACGAACATCATAAACAGTAGTTGGAAAGTAAGTAAAGTATGCCATTATTAAAATCCCTCCAAGACAGAATCTTTTGTAATAATATCTACTTCCTCAAATCCTAATTGTAAAGTTATAGTAGTTGGTGCACCATCTTCAAACGATTTCCAACCAGCTGTTGTGAAATTAGTATTTACAGATTTACAAATACATGGTTTCAATTTAGGTAAGTATTTATTTCTAGTAAAATTATCTTGGTTGTTATTTGTTAAAAAATCAATTCTAAATTCGCCAGGATAACGAAATATAGCAGACTCAGGTCTATCCAAAGAAGGCTTTGAGTATTCTCTAAATTTATTGATTATCTCTTTTATAGTGATTACTTCTGACTGACTTCTTGCATTAAATACGAATGAAAATTCAAATGGACGAAAACCTACACCTTGAAATGTTTGTTCTTTAAAGGGATTTGATTTTACTCTAAGATTTGATTCAATAGCACCTTGTAGTGCAGCACCACCACCAAGACCACCAAGAACAGCACCACCCAAAAGTCCACCGCCTAATAATTTACTTACTATCGCACCGGCACCACCAGCTAATACATTTCCTGCCTGTCCCAATACAGCTCCACCAAGAGCATTGTCACTACCACTTTTACCCAATAAAGCATCGACTGCACCTTTCATCATACCCAAATCCGTCCCTGACCAATCTACTTGTTCATTGTATACAAGATTTTCTGGCATTGGAAGATAAACAGTACTTTCGGGAGAAAACTTATTTTTAGATTGTCCTTTTGCTAAATTATTAAAAGCATCTTTTATTGTTTGTGTGCCACCTTTAACAGCTTTATTAGTTATAGACCCAAGATCATTTACTCCAATTGCTCCTCGATTTATTCTTTCACTAAGTTTATTTATTTCTGCACTTAACTGTTCAATTTTTTGTGCATCAGGTATTTCAGCATTTTCAAGTTTAGTTCTTTCTTTATCTAAGTCTGCCAATCTTTCTATTTGTCCTTCTACAGCAGTTTGACTCACTTGTTTTGTTACATGCTCTAAACTAACGCCTGGATTTGTCCCAATGGTAAACTTCACACAATCAGGATGCGTGTATCCAACACCCAAATCATCAGGATAATGGAGACTATTTCCAAAATTTGGATTTTGTTCGTCTATCTTTGGCATTTACTGACCCCCTCTTACATTTATATCAGTCTTTTTCCAGACATTTCTACTTCTAATTCTACGCTTAGTGCTAGAATAAAATCTTTCAGTATCAACACTCATTGCTATTTCCCAATCTAAAGGATGAACTTCTATTATTCTTGATTCGATACTACTATATCTATATTGTCTATAACACTGTTTAGCGTATCTAAACTTTCTATTATTTCTTATTACCTTAATAAAAGAATTGAATAGAAGTTTTTGATTTGCAGCATAGTCTACCTTATTCAAATAAAGAAACATATTCTCAAGCAACATACCCCTTGATCGCGGATTCATATAATGAAAATTGATTCCTGAAAAATGATCTTCTGATTTATCTAAGATAAACATCAACGGGTATAAATCAAAATCTGTCTCAACGGGGTCTGGCCTGTACTTGTAGAAATACATTCTTCCTAGTAGAAAATTACTTTTCCTCTTTCCACCTTCGCGAATCATATCTCTAAAATTAAAACCAGTACCATACTCTATCGCATACTCTCTATAAAAATCAATAGATGTTTCACTTCTTTCTATAATACTACTTTGTTTTGCTGCAAGGTGAGCCTTCTGAAAGAATGATTGTTCACCTAGATATTTTATATGCTTGTTTAATGTTTTTAATATAGGATTCTTTTTTTCTGTAAATTCCTCTATCCTTTCACCATATCTTTGTTTTACTTGTTTTATTTCATCTTTCTTTTTTCCAGCAAGTTTGATTGCAGTTCTTGTTTTTTGTATATTCTTTAATGTCTCATCTATACTAGGAAACCCTATCTTTTGTAAATGTTTCTTATACATCTTCTTATCTTCATAGGGAAGATCAGAAAGCATCTTATTTAAATTTCTATCTTTAGAAATGTCTTTAATATTTTTTAACTTTCCTTTTCTAAAAAGACGAGCAGCCTCTGTAAAGATTTCCCTAACCTTTGGATACCTTTGTAACTTTGAAAGGGATTTAAAAATCTTCTTTTCTTCTACCCCAGCTCTCTTTAAAGTCTGTGACCTTCTTTCTTCAGCCATTAGATTATCTTATATTGCTATGTCTATGTTGTTTTCCTTGTTGTGCTGTCGGAACTCCATATATTGCAGTACCACCTTCACCACCGCCACCAGAACTATTATAATAATTGTTTATTGTAGTAGGTGCTACAACAGTATTACCAGCTGAACTCAATTCTGCATTTTCACCTTGAACTTGATTCAATGTATCTGCTTTCATTGTCGGAGAAACACTTGCTTTAATATTACCAGTGTTCATAGAAGCACTCGCTCCAGATTCACCATCTCTACCTAACTGTTTTAACTCTCTTGGTTTTAACTGTTTAAGTATTGCATCACCATTAGGATTAATATTGAGATATCTATTTAGTTTAGCATATCTCTTAGTTCTTATTGCCGCGGGCATCCTTTTTATTGACTTCAGTTCCTTCTTAATTGATTTAGCACTAGCTTTCACTATTGGTGATTTTTTCTCATTTTCTAAATATTCATCATACGCCATATCCTTTCCACCACTACTCTCACCTGCGACCACACCATCAGCTCCACGCATCTGTCCTTTATATTTTTCGGATTGGAGGAATTGATTTTTTGTCATTGGAGGAGGTGCTGAATCTTTTCCACCACCAGCAGCTGGTGCTTTTGGTGTCTCACCTTCTTCTGGTGCTGATTTACCATTAAAAATATCATTCATCCAATCAAATGGCATTGCTGTAATTTTCATCCCAAGTAACCATTCCGCAAGTCCTTCACCAATAATACCACCAAAAAGACCACCGCCAACTGATCCAAGAAGTCCAGTGACAGGTGCAAACGGCCCACCGATCAGTGCTCCACCAATTCCACCAAGTACAGCACCACCAACACCACCTAATATACCTCCTAATACTGGTGCAATTTCTTTTCCAGAAGCACCCCTTGCTAACATGGCTGCAACTGTACCTACAGCTATAACTTTACCAACATGAGGTACTTTGGATAAGACTTTCATTCCCTTTGCAAGTTTTGGAAATTTCCCTGCCCACTTTCCAGCCTTAGATGCAAGTCCACCCGCTCCCCCACCGCCAGCAGGTGTCGGGGTTGGAACAGTTGGTGCTCTTGACGGCATCATACTACCAATTTTACTTCCAATAACTTTTGATGCTTTTCCTAATTTACTACCTAAACCTTGTTTGCCTCTGGCATCTCCAAACTTTGCTTTATTTGCTGCTCTTGTTTCTTTTAACTTTTGTGCTCTTTTACTTCTTACATCTTTGCCGTAGTCGGTTTTTTTATCTACATTCCGAGCAGTAGCTGCATTTTGTTTATCTAATAACGCACCCGCTGTTTTACCAACAGTTTTTCCAAGAAATTTAACCGAACCTATCATTGCAGCAATTGCTAAACCTGCGGAACCAGCTGGGCCGAATAATAGTAAGGCTCCTGTAAGAAGTGCTAGTCCTGATAAAACACCTTTTATGATTCCTAAGGGCCCAGTTTCACCTTCACCAAAAAGACCACCCTTTCTATTACCAATCTCGTTACCATCTGCATCTTTATCCCTCTTACCAAAAATATTATCAATTAAATCACCAATCCATCCTGCAATCTTAGGAACCCATACTTTTAATACATCCCATATACCTTTTAATAATTTAACCCCGTCAGTCTTTGCCCAATTCGCAACAGCTTTAATTCCTTCCCATATATTTTTCCATTGTTCTGGTTTTAAGAACAACATCATTGCACCGATCATTATTTTACCCCAGTGGTCTTTGATAAAATTAACTATAGGATTATCAGTCAAACTTTTCTTTAAAAATTTACCAATATCTTTAAACCAACCACCCATCATTTTATGTCTTTTTTTCGCAGCATCGTCTGCTCTTTTTTGTTTTTCTTCCGCTTTCAATCTCATTGCTTCAGCAGACTTTGGCCTCATACCAAGTGCTTTTTTAAGATCACCTATAAATGATTTATCAAGAGGTTTTTTATCTTCATCTTTACCATCAGTTAACAATTTAGGTTTATCTATTTTAACTTCAGCTTTGTCGATAGTTAAGGGATCATTTATAGTGATATGAATTTTCTTGGGAACTATCATGCATTGATCTACACTAACTGCCATTTTAGATATACTCTGAGAAACATTCCCTATAGAATCGGAAAACTCTGTATTTTGTGGTATTTGTAACATACTCTATCCCTTTTATTTATTTTGTGCTCTAATGCGTTCATTTTCCTCTGCAATGAACTTAACTAATAATGCTACATAGATATCTTTTTCCCAAGGCAACATATTCTCTATATCACTTAGAGAATATTTATGATGTTGCATCATTGAGAAATTAGTGTTAATCATATTAGATAATGAATTATCACAGAGGATTATGCGAAAAAAGACTGTAGACCCTCCAGAGTCATGTCCTCTTTATATCCGCAAACTTTATCCTTTTTCTTACCTTCACCCTTTACTTTGTTTTTACATTCTAACTTTATATCATGCTTTAGTTTTGGCATTGTCTCAAAAAAACTAGAAACTTTTTGAAACTGGTCATCAGACAATGATTCTAAAAATTCTTCCATCTCAGCTGTAGTATGATCTTTAGATGGATATGTTTTTTCATTATCATAGAGATAATCAATAGACAATAAAATAGTTTTAAATACTATTTCAATTTGTTTATCACTATCAATGTTATCTATTCTTGACTGTAGACTCATATCAGGATACTTTAAACATACTCCAAGATCATCTGTTAATTGAATCTTGTTTGTATGTTCATCATTCTTTTTAACCTTCACATCTTCAATATTAAAAAATATTTCTATTTCTCCTTTACAGGTAGGACAATTGTATTTAAGCTCTATCTCCTCACCTTTTGATCTACCCCTTAACCATAGAAAGATATACTCAATATCAAAGATAGGCAATGAGTCAACATCAACATCACCAAAAATACAATTCTTGATAACTGTCTTTGTAGCATCAGCTATTTGTTTCTCATCTTCACTTTCCATAGCTATAAGAAGAATCTTTTCTTCCTTAACTAAGAAAGGTCTATACTTTAACTCTTCTCCTGATGATGGTAAAATTAAACTATACTCTGGTACTGCAATTTTTGGTAATCCCATTTCATTAACTCCTTAATATAAAATGATATTGTTATTATTTATCGTGCTCCTCTAAAATCTAGCAAATCATCTCCACCAGATCGAATCCCCACTCCTACTTTTAATGGTCTAGTTTTACTTAATGCTCTTGAACTCAATGTACCTAAGTTCTGTCTATCTCTATCAAGAAATTCAACACTATCTGGTGCTTTTAACGGTTGTCCTATAATCTCTGGTGATTCTAATGCTATCCATTTCTGTTCATAGTTTCTATAAGAAAAATTAACGCTTAATGACATTACACCAGTACCAGAATAATCTAATGATAACGGTTCAATTCTTTTTGGATAAGCTTCATGTATTGTTGTTACTAAGGTTGTTGCGTTTGCTTCTACTGTTGAATTATTTCCTTTTAACCTACTTAACTTATGTATTGTAATAGTTCCAACATAATTATTATAAAAACCAACTCTATTAGTTTCGGGATTAACCATCTCTGTCATCCACTCTTGAAAATATTTAAGCTCTAGCATATCATCATTACAATGGAAAGCTAATGTTATATCATCATAAGTTTTTTGACGAACATTTGACCTATAAGCTAAATCCTTATCTGTTGCTACCATAGTTAGGCCTGGAATTTGTGCATTATGACAGACAAATGTTAGTCTTTCTCGGATTCTTGAATTCGCTTGTCTAGGGTCAAGTTTAGTAATTTCAACTCTAAATAAATTAGGACTTGCGAAATTCGCTAACGTCTGTGCTTTAAATTGATCTACTCCTTTGGTGGCCATTTCCTTTTCCTCTGTTATAAATATCTGTAACTATATACTATATTTATAAGAGATATATGAACAAATACCCTAGAGTTGGAAAATATAAGGTAAGAAATAAAGAGAAATATGTGGGAAATCTCCATGAATGTGAGCATAGGTCACGCTGGGAGCTCATCTATATGAAGTACTTAGACAGTAACCCTAATGTCATTGAATGGGGCTCTGAAACTGTCATAATACCCTATTATCACCCAATAGACAAGCGTTATAGGCGTTATTTAGTTGATTTCTATGTCAAGGTAGTAACTCGCTCAGGGATGACTAAGAAGTATATCATAGAGATTAAACCATATAGTCAATGTTTCCCACCTAAGAAACCCAAAAGACAGACTGTTAGCTATAAGAATAAAATCAAAGCTTATGTAATGAATCAAGCAAAATGGAAAGCAGCACAGAAATATGCTGAAAAAAGGGATTGGGAATTTGTAGTTCTTACAGAAAAAGAACTGGGAATAAAATAAAGGGGGAAGTGTACCGATACGGTTTCACAAGGTATCACGGAGCTCCTGCGGAATGATACCAGCATACTAATGGTTCAACACCATTATAACAAAACACTTCCCCCAATATTATTTACTGCTCAGCTAGTTTCTTAAAATACTCAAGGGTATCTTCAGAAGTTGATTCAGCTGCATCAACAGATGCAATCGGATCAGCAGAACTCTCCTCAATCGTTTCACTATAATCACTGCCTGTACCAGAAGCAGTAACAGTATTGAAACGTGATTCCAACTCTTGATAACTCTTAAAGTTCTCTGGAGCTAGAATACCTTGAAGTGAATGCTGTTGTTTCCAAACATCCTCACACTTAGCATCGTCGCCGTCAAACAATCCAGATGGTGAAGCAAACTCTGACTTATCATAATTTGCATATCCTTCTACTTGACGGATTTTGAGTTTAAAGTTAGCACCTGCCCAAAAATCAAATGGGTTAATAGGTGTTTCATCTTTAAACTCTGGATTCATAACACTTTCGATTTTCTCGAAAATCTTCTTACCATACCTAAACAAAAATACTTTACCTTCATTCTGTGCATTTGTTGAATCTTCAAGTACAAGAATATTGGAATAGTAACTTAGCTTACGCTTTCGTTCTCTTGCAATATTCTTATCAGACTCAATACCAGAATTCCACAAAGTAGTATTTGCCTTTGATACAGGATCATCGCTACCACTTGGAGCATCTGCTCTTGGTGTAGTCAATGAGTTTTCAATGTACCAACCACCTGGCCCCTTAAAACCATGTGACCACATACGAACCCACGGCACATCTTCATTTGTAGGTGCAGGGAGAAAACGGATAACAGCATAACCATTACCTGTTTTATCTCTTTCACACTTCCAAATACGTTCATCTTCATAAGATGGTTTCTCTGATAACTTTTCTACCTGCTTTGTCAATGACTGCAGGTTATTCATTCGGTTGTTCTTTAAATCTTTAAAACTAGACATATGTATTACTCCTTATTTCGTTATATTTCTTAGTATCATTTCAAACATTCATCACGCACATTACAAAGGTAATTTTGTAACTTGTTTCTTCATCATGTTCAAGTCGTTAGCTTCTGCTTCAAGTTTATCTTTGATAGACCTATTTAGAAGTTTTGCAACCATTTCAATCTCACCATCTACATTATCAGCATACATAATAATAGCTTC